AACATCTTTGTTTTTCTAACAATGTTATTAGCACCCTCCAATTGGAAGATGTGTGTAAACTCTGTGGTGTATCTAATGCTTTACAAAGTATTAGATACGCCGGTTATGATCCAAGGTCCTTGATTCAGCCTAAGAATGTCGAATCTAAACTGAGCCAATTGGCCGCATTATTTAAACCCAAGAAGAAGATTTCAATTGATGAGCAACAACATGACTACCTCGACAGGGCCGGATGAACATGCAAACGACACAAACCCATGCGTAGGCATTTGTGCAACAGATGGTGATGGTATGTGTATTGGTTGTTTCAGAACCGACGAGGAACGACTTGGTTGGTATAGCGAAACAGTTGAATGGAGAGAACAGGTTTTGATTAAATTAAAAGAACGAGAAGAAAAATATGTTTAACTGGTTAAAAAGTAAATTTAAAAGTAAAGACACAGCAAAGTCAATGCGTGATAGTGCCGAGCCGTGGGTGAATGTTATCAAAGCACATGTGGATCCAAATAATCCAAAATCAGGTTACTTTGAATTGGAATGGAATCCTGCCTTTGTTGTATTCCTTAGAAAAAGTGGGTATACTGGTATGGCTCCCGAAGAAATTGTAGATGCATGGTTCACGGACCTATGTCGTAATGTGGGTCAAGACGGACAAGCCACTACTGATTTTATAGCAGACGGTGGCCGTGTTGCCACAAACGAAAAAACAAAAAATCAATCTTGACTTTGAGGGTAGCATCTGCTACAATAACTACATGAGCTATTTAATTGTTGATGCCGCTAATCTCTTCTTCCGTGCCCGTCATGTGATCCGTAGTGGTGATCCTGAAGAACGAGTTGCCATGAGTTATCATATTATCCTGGCCGCTGTGCTTAAACAGTGGCGAGAGCGCAAGGGTCAGCATGTGGTGTTCTGTTTTGAAGGTCGAAGCTGGCGCAAGGATGTTTATAAACCTTACAAGGCACAACGGTCTGATGCTCGAGCCAAGCACACAGTCAAGGAAGCCGAAGAAGAAAAACTCTTCTGGGAAAGCTTTGATAAGTTTTACGAATACATCAGTACTCGCACCAATGTGACAGTATTGCGTAATCCTGTATGCGAAGCTGATGATTTTATTGCCCGTTGGATACAACTGCATCCCAGTGACAACCATATTATTGTTTCAAGTGATGGCGACTTTGAACAGTTGGTGGCTCCCAATGTTCAGTTATATAATGGCATTGCCGGAGTGCTGACCACGCACGAAGGTTACTTTGATGACAAGGGCAAGACCATTGTTGATAAAAAGACCAAAGAAGTAAAGCCTGCTCCTGATCCAGAATGGTTGCTGTTTGAAAAGTGCATGCGTGGTGATACCAGTGACAACATCTTCTCAGCGTTTCCTGGAGTGCGTACAAAAGGTTCAAAGAATAAAGTTGGTCTAATAGAAGCTTTTGCAGATCGTCATAACAAAGGCTTCATGTGGAACAATCTCATGCTTCAGCGTTGGACCGACCATGAAGAAGTCGAACACTTGGTTAGAGATGATTACGAACGAAACCGAGCCATCATTGACCTAACAGCACAACCTGATAACATCAAGGCTGTACTGGATCAAGGTATTGCCGAAGCTGTGCAAAAAGAAAAGTATCCCAGTGTAGGGCCGCATTTTATGAAGTTCTGTGGTAAATATGGTTTACAGAAGGCTTCGGATAATGCTCAACAACACACAGACTGGCTGGCGGCCAGTTATAACTAAGTTTGCAGTAATTGCACTGGTACTATACCTAGCATTAAAGTGCTTGCCAGTGTTGGCCGCAGCCTTTCAAACCAATGTTCCATGGACTTGTTCTACCAGCGAAGAAGTCATAGGTGCATTGGCCAGTGTTGGCGAAGAGCTCATTGTTACCGGTGAAGTTGACNCACTAAATTTATTAATGACCATATGGGCCAGTAAGTCTACAGGCAATTGGACTATAGTTGCATCTGGAATGACAGCAGATGCAAGTAAAACCAGTATAAGTTGTATGGTATTAACTGGTAAAAATCTAAAATCTTTCAGAGCCAAAGAATTCATTTAAGCGGTAGTTTATCCAGTCATTAAATATGCTGTTTTGATAAATAACTGCATGTCCAGACCCAAGCCAACCATCCTCCTAACCAATACAAACCCTCGCACATACAAGAGTGAGGAAGTGCTTGCGGCTGATGCTATCTATGCTGTATTCTACAAAGATAAGCCCATCAATCTTCGCACTCTAAATAGCCTGGTAAGTTATCCAGGGCCTAAATACAAAAAAGTCAGCTTCTCTAATCCAGGTCATGCTTTTAACCTTGCCGATCGTTTGAATAAAATGTTCAAAGTTGAAGATTTTTCAGTTGTTGAATTAAAACAAGGGCGCCGTATCAATGAGCAAGGAAATTCCTTTAAAGATCACTGAGTACCTGGCTCAGTACCCTGTTCCGCACATTTGGGCAAGCACTAAGATAACGCCTTACACGGTGTTTAAAAATTATCAACCAGGCCGTCAAAAAGGACTTCGGTTAACCAGTTTCGGTTGGGAACTGATGCGGCCTCATTTTAGGTATTGGTCTTATCAATGTCCTGTTGGTTGGAGTCCCAAGCCTGGTCACCTAATAGGTCTAGAGCGACATCTCGATTGGCCATACTATCATGGTGCCGGCTACTTTCGCATCTTTGGAGAACAAGACGCAATGGAAATTCGATTGGTCAATGAAGATATCATATTATGGTTAGATGGGCTGAGTCGAAAAGCACAAGGCAAAGGTTAGTGCCGGTAACTTCTCTGCATCCAATAAATATCAACATGCAAAATTGGCAACCATATGTTAGAGCCGGGTGGGAAATTGTTGTAGAAGCCCAGGGTGCTAGTCAGACTTTTTTAGAGCCTGATATAGAGGCATTTTTAGTTCACACCATTGCTCGCACAATGGAACGCACTGATATTTGGAACGAACCAATTGCCATTAAAATTCTAAGCGCACAGGCCTTGCCAGGCATCAAGCGAAAACCAATAATGCGAGAGATTGGAGAAGAATGCTTGTTCATTGATGGATGGGGCATCAAGCAACCAAGATGGCCAAATCCAAAATACTTTGCTGACATGGGAGAAATTGCATTTGGCATGGCCAGTACATCATCTAATCCAGCTGACGAGCTGTTAGAGTTAGTGAGCACTAACTTTGTGCGTATGAGTTCCATACTAAAGCAAGCAAAAACGCTATTTCTGCTTAAAAATTAAGCAATAGATGTTGTAAAAATACAACAAAAATAGTTAAAAAACAGGTTGACTCTTGGCTCTAGTTGCCATATAATAGTAACACTATGAAACGGACGATCCTTACTTTAAAGTTTAAAGCGCCAAAGCGTAGAGCTATTGAGCTGTACCATGCTGACAGTCCTTTTAGGGCCAAAGTTGTGGACAGCAAAAAAGTCTACAAAAGAACCGCTAAGAACCAAAAACAGGTTGACAAGGATCTGGGTCTGTAGTATAGTATACATATTGCGGAACGGTTCTGCAATGTTTTTAAACACACACAGGAGTATTTTTATGTCTAAAGTTCTTTCGCAGACCCCTACTGCAATCCGCAAGCGTGAAGCTCGTGCCCGTGCCAAAGTTATGGCATCTGCTGTTGTTGCACCAGTTGCGCCTGCTGTTGTCACTGCCGCAATTGAAGCAGTTACCAATGGCGAGACTTTTACCCATGTTGGGTATGCTGTCAGCAAAAATGGTAAAGGTGCAGTTCGTTACACCAACGACAAGCGCCGTACTCGTACCCTGGTCCGTGCAGGTTGCACAGATGTCAAGTTTGTCGAGTTGCCCTTTGCAATGACAAAAGAAGCTATTGATGCTTCTGAGTTTGTTGCACAAGTTGCCCCTGCTACAGAATCTGTGGCAAGTGCCTAATTATAGCAAACTAGGGGTTGACAACAATCTCTAGTTTTGTTATACTACATGTATCATAAACAACCCTAGTAGGAGCCACCAAATGGGAAATCAAGTAGAAACCCGCACCGTTAAGATTAGCGAGTGCAAACCTATCCTGCGCCGAGCAGTACAAAAGCGTCGCCCAGTCTTTGTCTGGGGTCCTCCCGGAGTCGGCAAAAGCGACATGGTCAACCAAGTTGCCGCAGAATGGCCCAACTCCGCAGTCGTGGACTTGCGTATGGCTCTGATGGATCCTACAGATATTAAGGGTGTCCCTTATTATAGTGCAGGTGACAATACTATGAAGTGGGCTACCCCTTCAGAATTGCCTACCGAGGAATTTGCAAAAGAATACGACATTGTATTCTTGTTCTTAGACGAGCTTAACTCTGCTCCTCCTGCTGTACAGGCCGCGGCCTACCAGCTTATCCTTAACCGCAAGGTTGGACAATACAAATTACCAGACAATGTTGTACTGATTGCCGCGGGCAACCGTATGGGCGATAAGGGTGTTACCTATCGTATGCCTAGCCCACTGGCCAACCGCTTCATGCACTTGGAAATCCGTGTNGACTTTGAAGACTGGGAACAATGGGCCATCATGCACCAAGTCCATCCGCATGTGGTTGGCTTCTTGAAGCAGTTCAAAGGCGACCTGTACAACTTTGATCCTACACAACACGACCGTGCCTTTGCTACTCCTCGTACATGGAGTTTTGTAAGCGACATGATTGATGACGACATGCCAGACAGCGCCAACACAGACATGGTGTCAGGCTTGGTTGGTGAGGGTATGGCAATTAAGTTTATGAGCCATCGTAAACATGCCGCAGACTTGCCTGCGCCAGAAGATGTGCTGTCAGGTAAAGTTACCACTTTTAAGAGCAAAGAAGTAAGTGCCGCTTATGCAATGGTCACCAGCTTGAGCTATGAACTTCGTACCAGATATGAATCTGGCAAGCGAGCCGGCAAGTTGGACGAGTTCAACAAGAGTGCAGACAACTGGCTGGGTTTTATGATGGCGAACTTTGAACCTGAGATGGTTATCATGGGTGCTCATACTGTATTGAAGTCTTACAAGGTGGTGTTCGATCGTAAAAAGATGACGAACTTTCCTCAGTTCTTCACACGCTATGCCAACTTACTCACCGACGAGTAAGAGACAAAGGAACTGGGCCGTACTTGAAATAATGTACGGCTCAGAAGCCCAACAAGTTTGGATGGACCAGCCCCCTACCCCATCTGATGTTAGCGAGTGGCTCCGCGAACAAAGGAAGAGCTGGTCCGTCCGATCTTACCCAACCAATGCCACAATTAATGAAGTTACCAGATGGGCCAGAGAACAAGGATTAAAGCGGTTGGATTGGGACTTTATTCCCAAACAAAATGTCTGGTTTAGAGATCCACAAATAGCAATGATTTGGGACTTGTCAGGACCACAAAATAAAGTAGAAAAAACGGTTGACCGCGATTGAGATACATAGTATAATACATACATATACAAACAAGTTGGAGCCACCAAAATGTCAAAGATGATTGCCAGAGACAAACTAATTAAAAGCCGTGTTGCTATGCTGTTAAAGTATCCCTTCTGGGGTCCACTTGCGGCACGCCTTAAACTTGAAGAAGTTGAATGGTGCAATACCATTGCGACAGATGGTCGTAAATTTTACTACAATAAAGCATTCGTTGACAAGCTCAGTGATGGTGAAATGATTTTTGGCTTTGGTCATGAACTTGGACACATTATATTTGAGCACATGACACGCCGTGGAGATCGTCAGCCACAAATTTGGAACATGGCAGGTGACTATGTTATCAACAACATGTTAATCCGCGAAAGTGTTGGCACTCCAATTACCACAGTACCAATCTTGGCAGACCGCAAGTATGAAGGCAAGACTGCTGACGAAGTCTATGACGACTTGTTTGAAAATGCAGTGAAAATTCAAGTTACCTTGGATGATCACCTGGACATGGAAGGTGACGGCGAAGACGGAGAAGATGGCGACGGCGAAGGCAAGNNCGGCAACAAAGATGGCAAAGGCAAGCCCAAGTTCAAGAAGCTGTCAGAAGAAGANAAGAAAGCCTTGCGAGATGAGTGGCGTGAGGCTGTAATACAGGCCGCCAAGCAGGCTGGCGCAGGCAATACTCCTGCCGCAATACAGCGTTTGGTTAGAGATGTCACTGCTCCTGTGATGGATCTTAAAGATCTGTTGCGTATTCAATTCAGTGGATCAGTAAAAAGCGATTACACATGGATGCGTCCAAACCGCAAGGGCTGGCATACTGGTGCAGTACTTCCTGGACAATTGCCTGGTGAAGAGCTTGACATTGTAGTGGCATTAGATGCATCCGGTTCCATTGATGAAGGTATGTTGATGGACTTTCTAGGTATGGTACAGGGCTCGTTGGATCAGTTTACTTCGTATAAAGTTCGTGTCATTACATTTGACACTGACGTCTATAACGAAGATACATTTACCGGTGACGATGGCCGAAANATGGGCGAGTATCAAGTTGCCGGTGGTGGCGGTACAGACTTTGCTTGTGTATGGCAATGGATGAAAGACAACGAAGTTCTGCCGCACCAGTTGGTATTCTTTACAGACGGCTATCCGTTTGGTACTTGGGGCGATCCAGACTACTGCGACACGCTGTTTGTGGTACACGGAAGCAATGAAATAACTGCACCGTTTGGCATTACTGCCAACTATGTTCCACCATCAAGAAAACGGAATTAATTTTACACACTTCTTAAAACGCACTACGGTGCGTTTTTTTTTGGTCTAACATCCGGTTCTTTAATGCTATAAGTATCTAAGGACAAATTCCGTTCTAACCTAGGAGATTTTAAATGGAACAAGATACAGTAGTAAATGAAGCGCCAGTAACTGAAGCACCGGCAACTGAGGCACCAGCCGCAGTGGTAGGGTTAACATTACAAGATTTAAGAGTGCTTGCTGGTTCAATTGAACTAGGCGCACAGCGTGGAGCATATCGCGCACCAGAGATGGAAGTCATTGGTGCAACCTATAATAAATTGGCCAAGTTTTTAGAAGCCAATGCACCAAAAGAAGAAGCACCAGCTTCAACCGAAGGCGCACCCACTGGCGTAGAAGTTACCGAAACTGCTACTTCAGCTGAATAATTAAGGACATTACCAATGGCACAATTTATCAAACACGTCGGTGTTAACATTAACGGCAAAAAAGTAGTTGTTGTTTTTAGAGAGGTACCAGGCGAGCCTGAGTCGGCATTGGTAATCCTAACAGAATCATTGCCAACAAATCATCATGATGATTTAATAAAAGCAATTGAAAGTAATCCTTGCCAAAGTTCAATGGACCCAAGTGAATTTTTGTTTCGACAATCATTTCATGATGGTACTAACATGTTGAATACCGTACATCAAAAAGGCTGGATGATCAAAGTTCCTACAAAAAGTATTTTGATGATTCCTTCACCTGGCGTTGAAATTAACTTGGTTGAATTAAACAAACAACTAAAGGGCATTGCAAACAATAGCGCCGCGGCAGGCACCAGATCATCAGACATTGCCAACACATCAACTGCATCACCACCCGGTGTGCTCGACGATGCGGCACTTGCATCAAAGTTTCGTTCGCAAGCTATGACATTCCAAGCTGAAGCTCGCAAGCTCTTAGAGGAGGCAGAGAAACTTGACCCAAAAGGACAAGTGGCCGTAGAAGAGGTAAAGCGAAGCCGAGGGCGGCCAGCAAAAGTACAAGTGGTTTAAATACACGAATGATTGATCGTATTAAATCTTTTTGGAGTAGATAATGAGTATTCGAAAGAAGGACAGAAGTTTTGAGAACATGCTTAAAGATATTCGCGTTGAAGAAGTTCCTGTTGAATACATAGATTGGATTAAAGTTTATCTCAATGATGGTACAGAAATTGTTTTTAAGAAAGAAGATTTAACCGATATCAAAACCAGCAAAGAAGTTTTAGCAATAAAACAACTTGAACAGTACCTAGATCGTATTGTTGATTTTGAAGTGATGATGAACAGTGAGTTAATCAAATCTAGGGTAACTCGTTTTGTTGGTGCATTGCTAGCAACACATTTTGAGAGATAATTATGGATCTACTTTTAGTAAACCCTCCTGATACCGCAATGAATTACATTTTTGCTCTCTTAGAGAAAGATGTTGATTTGGTAGTAGTAGTCACACATGATCGCTTTAATGCTGAAATGTTAGATCGTAATTTAATTAAAGTCATTGACTTAGAAACATCTGTATGGGATAAGACTTTACAAATTACATCTGCTATTTCGTGGAATCGACCTGGACAGGATTTTCTAGATTCAATTGCTGGCCAAGTTACATTGTCCAATTCAAAAGAACTACTGCTCAATCGACAGCGTCTGCATGTAGATCCAAAAATTCAAGTTGGTACATACATGCTTGATCTGTTATCATACAAAGGTCGTCATGTACTTTGTAGTGTTATGATTAAAAGAGAACAGATTTTTAGATTTCAAGAAGATCAAGACTCTGCGGAGTTTAAAAATAATGTTGAAACAGCCTTTCAAACCGTAGACGACGCTGGTATTATCAACGGACCAAGTAGAGTTTTTATAACCAATGACCTAGTTACACTAAAGCCATCATTGCCAGACCGTGCATTTTTAGAAATAAAAGTTGCCAAACGATTCCTTGATATTTGGCCAGATGTGATAAAATTAGAAAAAGAAAATCCAAAGAAAGCGCACTTTAAATTCTACGATTGGGTTGAGAAGCACGGCAATGCAAAGCAATACAGTTTAAATATTGCCAATTAAACTTGTTTATGCGACTTGAACAGCAAGTCCCAAATTGGTAAAAACAATCCGTAGTTGGAACTGGTATCTCGATGATGAATCAGATGCCATTTTCCACTGGTTAAAAATGGGTGCCAATCAAAATCTTTATTGTGCTCAATGACTTCTTGTATCAGCGCGGCCCACAAGTAATAAAACACACTTAGCCACCAGTAACCAGTTACCCAAGAAAAGATCAAGGTTGGTATTACCTCAGTTATCCACAAATCCAGTGTGCTCATCCATGTATCATTGAACAAGAATAAATTGTTCCAATGCCATGTTGTTTGTTTGTTTGTATTGATGTAACGATGGTGATCTGCATGTGCTGTAAATGCAAGTGGTGCAAATTTCAATCCTATTGAATGTATAGTACGATGTATTACATACAGGTATAGGGTCCAAGCCAAGAAAGAAAAAATGTATTCCATACTTTACTTATTAGAAAAACTGATATGGCCATGCGCCAATAAGTACTCTAATGGAATATTATAAAGAGATCAATCTTCCAAGTTGGGAGAAAATTCAGAAATTTTGCCTGGAACGGTGGACCGGTAAATTCACGCTAAGTCAAACTTTTCAAGGCGAGCAATTGCTGTACATTGGATTGCTGTTGAAGAAAGATATCAAGGAAGTATTGGGCATTGATGTCAAAGTTAAAACAGCAATCATGTTTATCAATGAGCCTAGATTTGTACAAGATATGCACATTGACGGATTTCAAATTGATCGTGCAAATGCCAGCAATACCGCACTTAACTTGCCAATACTAAATTGTGAAACTGGGCTAATGAAATGGTACAGTGGAGAGTTTTATCTCACCGAAAGCCCACATAACTCTATCAAGTATCTAAAAATTAACTGGACCACTGAACCTAAGGTTGCAGTTGAAAAAATTATCAGTCGGCCGTCCATTGTTAAAATAAACATTCCACACCACATTGAAAATCAATGTGACCTACCAAGATTGATGTTGAGCGTTCGCTTTACTGAAGACATCCTCATTGGGTAATCCACAGCGGATTATTGGCATACATAAATTATATTAGGAGATAGCTATGCGTTGGGTTGCACTTGCATGTACCGCCGAGAATGACATTCTTGCTTGGTCCAATGACTTATCAATTTTAGAAAGTGGATGCTCGGGAGAATTCCGAGCAATTTGCAGAATCTACGGAGTTGATGATCAGTTTGTTAATCAGTTTGCCAATGGCAATTTAAATTTCAAATTAAAATTTGATGGTCCTAGAAACACCACCTGTGAATCATTTAATAGAGACAATGAAGTGATAGCATTGAGTGCTGTACTGCAAGCCAGGGTAGGATTAACTGCTGAACTTTATCAAAGATTGGCACATGGGTTTAAAAGGTTTAGCCCTGTGGTTGAATGGCAACAAGATGCATACGAAGAAAAGTATCGACAAGCTGTAGAAGTTGTCAATGGTAAAACTGAAAACATTGGCATGATAGAAGACTACGCCGAAGAATCTGGTCTTGCTACAACTGTTGTCGCTGGCTTGGTTGTGAACAAGTATCAGAACAGAAAATTTCTAATACGGAAACTTGAGCGGCTACGCATGCGACATCAAATTTCAATACGTCAGGCCTCAACTAAATTTGATCTAGCACGAGTTAGAGCCAATATGGAAGAAGATTCCTTTTTATCAATGATGATGTAACATGAAAAAATTACTATACTATATTCCACACAGAATTTATCGTGCCAATTCAATGCACGATGTAAACCCAGTTACAAAAGAATTTATTAAAATGTTCAACCCTTGGATTAGTCTGAGCGACAGAACAAATACTATTCAAATCCCCGGCGTAGAAATTTTTAACAATAGTCCTATTCCAAGTTTACCATCAGTAGTTCCATCGTTCTCATCTGCCAGCTACAGCAGAATTGACGAATGTATTGCAATTGCAAATGAGCGTAATGCAGAGAAGATTGTTGTTTTTTACTCTGGTGGCATTGACTCTACATTAATTGTATCTTTGTTGATCAGTCATCCAGACTGGAATTCTCTTAAGGAGAAAGTTTGGTTAGCAATCAATGAAGATAGCCAACTTGAAAATCCAAAATTCTTTGATGAGATTATATTGCCAAAATTTGGTACAAAGCTACTGCCCAGTAACAATTACTATGGAATTATCACCAATCCAACAAATGTTTGCATCACCGGTGAATGTGCCGATAACTTGTTTGGTAGTCTGGCACTAAAAAGTTACATGGATAACACATTAAACTACAATGCAATCCACGAACCATGGGATGGTGAAAAGGGCAGTTTAAATTGGTTGCTGAATAAAGTTAATCTATACAGAGATCAACGAGAACAAATGCTATATGACTTGGTCAATGCTTCACCAACTGATATTCGTAGTAACCATGATTTTCTGTGGTGGTTAAACTATACAATGAAGTGGCAAGCTGTCAAGTATCGCATGGCAATGCATGCACCAACTGCAAGCGATGCAGAATATATTGCTGGCAATATCATTAACTTTTTTGACAGTCAATCTTATCAGCAATGGGCACTATACACAAGTGAACAGAAGGTGGGTGGCAAGTGGAATTCTTATAAGCTTCCGGCCAAGGCTTTGATCAATGATATCTGGGCTAATGCTGAATATCAAACATACAAAACCAAGTGGCCAAGCTTGCCAAGTATCACTCGTTATAACAATGCTTGGGGATTTTTGTGGCAGAATGAAGATGGTTCATTCACTGCCACAAAGGAATTAGACGACTAAGTCGGAGGCCATTGGGAAGATTTTAGCAATTACTTCAGCACAGGCCCGTGCCACTTCCTGATGCTCCTTCTGTGTGCCATTTGCAGAGCGCAGTTCAATAAAGTGAATCCATGAACGCAATGTTCCGTTCATATACAAACGACTAACAGTCAAGCCCTCAGGTAAAACTGCTCGGGCTTGTTCTTTGGCAATGCCATTGGCAATGGCCCATTCGTATTCTCGCTTGGCGGCGTAAATAACTCGTTGTTGAGCTCTATACCATTCATTTTGTAACAATGTATCATCAACTTCGACGCTGTTCTGTCTGTTCTTGGGGTCTTGCAGTCTAGCTTCTCTTGTAACAAACGACAGGTCTTTAGTAGGGTCAGCATATCGCTGACTAAACTCTTGGAATGAGAAACTTCTGTGTCGCAAGATTTGTCTTGCAATGTCTCGGGTTGTGGTAATTTCAATGCAGGCACTGACCATTTCAAGTGGGCTCCAGTGGCTGTGTTTGATAAGGTATCTGATAAGCTTTTCTGATGTCTCAGTGTTAAGCTGATTGGCAGGATTGGACACACGGGCGCAATACGCAATGAGTTCCTGTGCATCCGTGATGCCAAGATCTGCAAATTCTTTAGTTGGATTTGAGTAGCTGAGTAATCGTACATCCATTGTAATTCCTTTAATTATGGTTTATTAATTATAGCATCTTTTCTAATAGACCACAATCTTTTTACTTCACTTGGTGGAGCAAACGGCAATACTAATAACATGCAAGGATCAAACTCGTGCCGGCGTCCGCTGACACTGGTACCAAAATCAAAACTACTTGCTTTCTTGTGATGGTTGTTGTGCCAACCGCTTCCCCAATGAAAGTAGCCAATCCACCATACATTGGTACTGGCATCTTTATTACTGAAATTCTGATAGCCTGCGGCAGGCACATGGCCAAATGTGTTGACCATGCCGTCGGCATGCAAACTCATCAAGCTACCTATTACAAAAAACCAAACGGTAAAAGTAAGTCCAAACAACAACCAACTTAACAATAGTGTGATATAGATAATTTTGTTATAATTTTCATGAATGAATGTAATTCGTTTATCTCTGAGCAAATCAACTGCATGTCTAAAGCTGACACTATTTTGTGTAATGCCAAATTGCCAGCCCATATAACTGTGCCACCATCCGTTTTCCACTGGAGTATGAATGTCTTTACCTGGTTGATCACTAACACGATGATGATGTCCGCGATGTAGTGCGGCCCACCATAGCGGACTGCCTTCGCCTACCATGGTGGCGGCCCATAATAAAAATGGTTCAGCCCACTTGTATGGTGTCCAACTTTTATGGCTTAAAAAACGATGCAAGGTTAGGTTGTTGCCGACGCCATCTAGCAGTATCCAGCCGCAAATGGCTGTGACAGGCAACCACCACGACCATGCGGTTGTTACAGCATATATGATTGCAATGATTGCCGCAAGATGGTAAGGAAGCCATATTGCTATAATATAAGGAATTTGGCCGGTCTTGTTATATAAAGAGGCCTGGTTATCAACCCAATTTAATACTCTTCTCATTTATGCTTTTTCTCTTCTAATTGCTTTACCGCCTTCGCTCGGTGCTTCGGTATTTGGTCTACGAAGTATATATCTTCTCAAGTGCATGTCGTGCGGATGTACTGTACTGCCCATTAGTTCGTGTATGAATGCATATTGACTTCTTGATTTAGCAGGAACCATACATTCTACAAATGTATAGTATCGTTCTCTAAAAGGAAGCATGATCTTACTATAAGCTTCGCAACGACTTGCTGGATATGTAACAAAAAATTCATTTTGGCCAGCATTTTCATGTATGGTGCAGAGCTGATCCATAATTTCTCTAAATGTTGGAATAAACCTTACTCCAACCCGTGGACTTAGTAGCCAACTCACAGACCAGCTTGGCATTACATTATGGCGCTTCACACCAATAGCGGCAATCCACTGTCCGTTTTCATCCTCTAGCGCATATACTTGTCGTATATTAGAATTCACAAAACTACTGGGGCGTAAAAATGTCATAAAGAATTTACGAAACTTGATTTCGTCATTTATGTCATTTGAAATTTTAAAGTCCGGATACTTGTCCGGATCTGTATTTTCGTAGATGTCTAGGGCAAATGTTACCAATTGCTCTAGATGCTCTGAGGTCAATGGTACTAGGCGACTTGACATATTGTTTGTATTCCGTTTATTAAATTTTGTTCTAGCTCAAGAGCAGGAACTTTATAATGTCTAGGTTCGTATGGTGGTCCATTATAAGATATATTATAAAGTACAGCATCCCACAAATGGTAATAGTTTTCCATACCGTGCCATTTTGGTCTTGGTCTAAATTGATAGCCAAGGCTAGAATAAATTTTCATCTTGCTAGATGTCCAGCCAAGCTTGCCTGGAATTTGGTCTCTGATTAACTTTGCAACTGTTTCTTCTTGCAAAAATGCCAACATGGATTCTGGGCTATAAGTATAAAAATTATTCAATGCCGGTATTCCAGTTTTGTCAACAAATCTGCGCCACACGCCGTCTTGATCTTCTTTCTTTAAGAAGCACCATTCAAATTTATGTTCGCCTGTTTCCCAATTAATCTGAGGCATTTTTTCTAATTCTACTTCGTCAATGGTTATCATTGGTGCGGCAAATTGTTCAGCTACTTTCAATAAAATTTGTTGATAGAAACTGTAACTTTGATAACGATTGGCAATGTCATAACATTCGCCACTGTCAAAAAATGCTTGAGGATCAAAATNAATTATGTTGCACGTCAGTCCCATTCTCTCAACCATTGTAAGCATGGGACCAATGTCATAGTTGTTGTTATCATCAACAAATTTAACTGTTACCAATTTTGGTTGAATACCAGCGGCTAAAAAACTGCGAAGTGCTATCTCACTGTCTAGGCCACCACTCATGAAAATTGTCAAGTCTGGAAAATCTCTATACAAGCATCTTGCGTTTCTAATTAACTCTGCTCGCAATGCCATTGGAGTACGGGTACAGCCGCCCACACTCATTGCAGTTGAATCTAGGTCAGTTGTGCGCCATTTGCTAGACTGGTCGTCGTTATACCAATACCTTAAATGATAATTTTCAGTGTTTCTAATAGAATTCATTATGCATTAAATGGTTCAGTTCTCACGCCAAACTTATCTATTAGATCGTTAGCAATTGGTTCAAGTTGGTCATAAGCAACCATTGGCTTTATCACAGCCCACTGCGGTGTGTTATGCAATCTAAGTTTGGTGTCTAGCGGAATGCAATCGCTCCACCAATCGCTCCAGATTGTGCCCAGAGCAGATCCTTTGCCTTGGGAAAATCGTACAATGATATCATAGATTGACTTGTTGTAATCATTGAATGTTAGTAACATTCCAAGCTTGCCTCTGGACTTACACCATTCTAAATTACTAGACAACAAGTATTTAGAAACAGAATTATCAGTCCTATATGGTGGCAGTACCCAACAGCGATTGCCACCAGATCCCAATTGATCATGCAGTGGACAGTCTTCGACTGCGCTTACACCAACAATACTTTCTACATCTTTGTCGTATAAAAATGTAATTTGTCCATTGTCTTTGGTCCATCTTTTTTTGTGTTTGACCAAGAATAGAAATCCACTTGATGTGGCCTCGCCCATGTTTTGTAGGGCAGGTGATTCAGTGTCTGCAATGGTTGAAAGGAATCCGTTGTACAGAGATTCGTATTGGTCAAACTCGCTGGCATTGGTATGGAAAATAGATAGATTCATATCTATATGTAGCCGTTAATCTACATCATTGTTTACCAAGCACATGACAATATGCACCCTATCTTCCAAGCTTCCGTTGATTGCAGTATGTTCTTCTTTTGTATTGACCCAATATATGCGGCCGTCGGCTGGAATATGTAAAATTTCAGG